ATGAAATTGCAAGATAAAGAAACTCTCAACGTTGCAGACGCGGTCAAGGACGTTCTAGAGGGTAAAAAACCGGTTAAGGAAATGGACCCTAAGAAACATGTTTCCAAAAAAGGCGACAAGTTTGTAGTTGTTAACAGTAAAGGTGATGAAGTTAAATCATTCGATAATGAAGACGATGCAAATAAGTATGCAACTGATAATCATGATGATCTTATGAAAGAATATGAAGAGCCAAGAGCTAAAGGTGAAAAGGATTTTAAAGACAAGCACGTTGTTAAAAAATCTGGTATGAAAGATGATGGAACTAATATGAAAGAAGAAACTGAAGAAGTTACTATCACCTTAGATGAAGCTAAAAAAGCTGGTAAAGGTAATATCAAATTAGATATTGATTGGATTGGTGATAAAAAACTTGGTGCTGAAGTTAAGAAAAAGTACAAAGTTACTGTAAAGCCAAGAGGTAGAACTACCGCTGATGTATCAGGTAAAAAGGCTGATGTATTAAAAATGTTAATGGATCCAAATATAATGGGTATGGATTCTGACGATGTTGAAGATATTTTCCCAGAACTTTTTGAAGCATATCATAGCAAAAAGAAAAAGAAAGATGAAGGTAATGCTTTTGGAAAAGCTGTAATGGCTGCTAAAGAAAAAGGCGAAAAAACCTTTATGTTTGCTGGTAAAAAATATAGTGTTACTGGTGAAGAACTATCTGATAAGCAAAAGAAATATAGAGCATTCTTTGATAAAGCTCTTAAGAAGTTTGGTGTTAAATCACCTGATGAATTAGAAGGCGATAAGAAAAAAGAATTTTTTGATTACGTTGACGCAAATTACGAAGCAGATAACGAGGCAGACTAATGAAAAATTTTAAAGAAATGAGAGGGTTTAATGGTATATCAGAATCTGATATTGAACCCGTACAGGAAGCAACTGATCTTTATGATAAAGAAGGTGTCCAAATAACTAGATTTTCTATGGGAAAGGGTAAAGGAACTGGAATGCAAATCAATTTTTCGAAAGCTTTATTGAATGCAATGTCTAAAAGTTCTGATGGAAGTGGTTATATTCAAATACCAACAAATCAAGTAAAAAATCTAATTAAAGGATTGCAGGTAGCAGCAAAAGCCAAATGAAAAATTAAGGAGAAAAATTAATCTCCTTATATATAATATAGTATGAAACAAAATGATAACTTTGAGAAATTAACTCGTAAGAATTTTGAACTTTTCGCAGCTAAGCATTATAATAATCCAGAATGTATGGACATTGAAGAGTTCAAAGATGATTTAAATCGCTTTAAGTATATTAAGCGACTTTTACGAAGATATGCAGATCATGGAGATTTGCAGGAACGTTTAATATTAAACCATCTTATAGTAATATATAATGTGTTTGGTATAACAGCTGCGAATAAAATGATATGGTATAAAATTGAAAATGAACATTATCATTTTATTAAACCATTCTTAGTATTTTTACATTATTTACCTGAAAGCGAAAAGGTTGAAATTGGAATGGATATGGGTATAGTAAAGGTATTAAGGAACCTATGAATCAACAAGAATTAGAAACATTTCAAAACCTAGATGAAGGATTAATATCTCGAGCTGGAGATATATTTTATGCTATAAGATTTTTGAAACTTTTAGTTACTCCCTTTGATAAAACAAAAGCTTTTCAATATGGTCTTATTGATAAAAAAGGTAAAAAATTAAAGAAACCAACTCTTCCAGCTGAAAAGGCAACATATACAGTTTTTCATAGATTAGTTTTTAACATAAAGAAATTACTTAATGTAGTGCCAGGTGGTGTAGCAAATAAATTAGCTTCATATGCCACAGCATTATTTTTAATTAAAGATCATACCGGTATATCCGAAGATGAAATTAAATCTGTATTGGATAAAATGGATAATATAGATTGGGATCAGTTACCTTTGGCTGAAACCAAATGGTTTCAAAATCAAGACAATCAGCTAAACCCTGGAGAATATACACTAACTAGAGATATTGCATCTCCAATTACTGGTGAGTATATCGGATTCGCTAAATCAAAAGTGGTCGTAGAAGAAGTAACTGATCCCTATGATAAATTTCTTGGATTTGATGTTTATAAAGTAAAACATAAACTTACAAAACAAGAATTATTTATCACAAACCACGACATAGTAAGATAATAATTTATATATAATAATATGGACTTAAAAACGTTTAAAATGTGGGAAATGGCTGCCAACTCTGTTGGAGGAGGTGGTATTGACGGTATTGGTGTAGGTCCAAAAGGTGAACCTGGAGTTCGTGTCAAAAAGAAGAAAAAGAAAAAAGATGATGTACTTCTTGATAAAATGCGAAAAAGAATGAATGCTAAATAAAGTTTTGATAGGTATATTAGTGGCTGTGTCTTTCGCAGGTTATATACTATATAATAAAAATCAAGAATTAGTTGCATTAAATAAAGCATACGAAGTAAGAGATGCTGAACAAAAAGCTACAATAGAAGCAATTCAGAATAATTTAGAAAAAACCGGTAGAGAATTAAGCGGTTTACAAATTAGAAACCAACAGTATGAAGTTGAAATGGCTGAGTACATGGATATATTTAGAAGGCATAATCTTTCTAAGTTGGCAAGTGCTAAACCTGGTATGATAGAAAAACGAGCCAATAATAAGACAAAAGAGGCATTTGATGCGATTGAAGACGATAGCGCTAGGATTAGCGCTCTTAACGATTAGTGGATGTAGTATATTCGGACCCAAAGACGTAGAAATAATTACGAAGCCGGTTCAAATAGATATAGTACAACCAGTATTACCTAGGCCAATAAATTTAAAAGAGCCTAAGTGGTACGTAGTTTCTGACACAAAGATAATTGAAAATTGTCTTAAAGACCCAGAAACAAAAAAGCCTAATTGCAAATTAGGTAGAGAAGATTTATATCCAGAAGGATATACATATTTTGATAAATTTATTGATGATATTAAAAAGAATCATGGTGGTGATATAGTATTTTTTGCCATGACAGTTGATGACTATGAGCTTATGGCTTATAATACTCAAGAAATAAAAAGATATATCAATCAACTTGGTGAGGTGATAGTTTATTATAGAAATGTAACTATAAACGATGAAGACGCCGAAGCTATAGAAATAAAAGTGGAGAATAAAAATGGCGACAACTAGAATGAAAGAACAATTAAGCGATTGGGGAAGAGCTGAAGTAGCAGCTAAACTATCCGCACATGCTTACAAATCTGAAAAGGCTGCAGTCGCAGCATGTAAAAAAATGGGTTTCCCTTGGGCTAAATTAGTATCAAGAGATGGAGCCGAAGTATTAATTGCCAAAGATAGAAATGATCTTTGGTTTGCTTTTAGAGGAACCGAACCTTCTAAACTAAATGATGTTATGGCTGATTTAAATTTAATTAAAAATGCAGCCAAAGCTGGAGGTAAAGTACATAGTGGATTCCAACAAGAAGTCAATGACTTGTGGATGGATGTATTAGCAGAAATAGAACACAATGATCAGTTAAAAGTACGTAAAGATGTATACATGACTGGTCATTCACTTGGTGCTGCAATGGCAACAATTGCTGCAACTCGTTATCAACCTGTAGAGTTACATACCTTTGGTTCTCCAAGAGTAGGAGGACCTAGGTTTATAAGACATATTAAATGTCCTCATTACAGATTTATGAACAATAATGATATTGTTTGTAGAATACCACCGGCATGGTTAGGATTTAAACACCATGGCGAAATGATTTATTTTGATAGGTTTGGAAATAAATCTACAGGACCAACCTGGTCAGACTTTTTTTATGGTATATTTAATTCATGGAAAAGATTTAAATTCTTTGATGGAATAGTAGACCATGGAATGCCTAATTACGTAAAAGCTTTAGGCAAACTTAAGAAGGCCAAATAATGTATTGGTTAACAATACTAGCACTTAAATCTATACTTAGTTCAATAATTGGAAGTTCTTTTTATCAATGGTTTCAAGGAACCACGGGTGGTATATGGTTTCAGAAACAAGTAGATAGATTCATGCAGCACTTTGCAGAAAAGTATGACTTAGAATTAGCTAAGAAAGATGCCAAATTTGCAAAGCAATATCCTTTGATTCTTAAAAGGATAGAAGAATTAGAAAAAAAACTTAAATAATATATTTACTTTTTCAGTAAAATATGTTATAATATACAATTATTAGATTATGAATGGAATAAATACATCAATGATACATGTCACAAAAAGGGATGGTACAGTACAAATTTTTGATTTGGATAAAATCCATAAGGTATTAGAGTGGGCGACAGAAGGAATAACAAATGTATCTCAATCAGAAATAGAGATCAAAGCAAACATACAATTATATGATAAAATACCAGCTTATGATATTCATGAACTTCTTATTAAGAGTGCAGCAGAACTTATCTCCGATCATACCCCCAATTACCAGTTTGTTGCAGCGCGTCTTATATCATATAAATTAAGAAAAGAAGTCTATGGCCAATATGAACCATGGTCTTTAAAACAAATAATAAAATCTAATATTGAAAAGGGTGTGTATGATAAAAGTATATTAGATTATTATTCCAAAAATGAATTAAAAGAATTAAATTCCTATATTAAGCATGATAGAGATGATAACTTTACTTATGCTGGTATGGAGCAATTTAGAGGTAAGTACTTAGTACAAGACCGTAGGAACAATCAATGTTATGAAACACCTCAAATATTATATATGATGGTTGCCGCAACATTGTTTGCAAAGGAGAAAGAAAATAGAATAGCATGGGTGAAAAGTTATTATGATGCAATTAGTCAATTTTATATCTCGTTACCTACGCCAATTATGGCGGGAGTTCGAACTCCTACTCGCCAATTTTCGTCTTGTGTACTTATTGAATCCGGAGATAGTTTGGATTCCATTAATGCTACTTCTACTAGCATTGTTAAGTATATAAGCAAAAAAGCGGGAATAGGTATAGGTGCCGGCTCTATTCGAGCTGCCGGAGCCAAGGTTGGAGATGGATCAGTAATTCATACTGGTTTAATTCCATTCCTAAAATATTTTCAATCAGCAGTAAAATCATGTTCACAGGGTGGAGTTCGTGGTGGAGCTGCTACGGTATATCTACCAGTATGGCATTACGAATTTGAAGATTTAGTAGTCCTTAAAAATAATAAGGGTACTGAAGAAACAAGAGTACGCCACATGGATTATGCATTTCAATTTAATAAATTAATGTATGAAAGATTAATTGAAGGTGGTAATATTACCTTTTTTGATCCAAATGATGTACCAGGTTTGTATGAATCATTTTTTGCAGATCAAGATAAGTTTAAAGAATTATATGAAAAGTATGAAAGAGCTTATAGTATAAGAAAGAAAACATTACCAGCATTAGAAGTATTTCAACAAATATTAACTGAAAGAAAAGATACTGGTAGGATTTATATAATGAATGTAGATCATGCAAACGATCATGGTGCCTTTGATGTAGAAAAAGCTCCAATACGAATGAGTAACTTGTGTTGTGAAATTGATCTACCAACGAAACCATTGGAATCATATGACGATGAAAATGGAGAAATATCTTTATGTACATTATCAGCCATTAATTGGGGATTGATAGATGATACTAAAGATTTTGAAAAATATTGTACTTTAACAGTAAGAGCTTTGGATAATCTTTTGACATATCAACAATATCCTATAAAAGCTGCTGGTAATGCTACAATGAATAGAAGACCACTTGGTGTGGGTATAATCAACCTAGCATATTTCTTAGCCAAACGTGGGCTAAAATATAATGAGGAAGCTTATGACATTATAGATGAATATGCTGAGGCTTGGTCATACCATTTAATTAAGGCTTCTATGGAATTGGCAGAAGAAAAAGGTGCATGTTTATTGTCAGATGAAACAAAATATGCACGTGGAAAACTGCCAAATGATACATATAAAGGTGCAGTAGATAATTTAGTGAAGCGTAAATCTACTATGGACTGGGACTCGTTGCGAAACGCTCTTAAGGAACATGGGATTAGAAACAGTACGTTAATGGCATTAATGCCAGCGGAAACATCTGCACAAATTAGTAATAGTACAAATGGTATTGAACCTCCTAGAGCTTTAGTATCATATAAACAATCTAAAGATGGAGTGATGGCTCAGGTTGTCCCTGGCTACCATCACCTTAAAAATAAGTATGATCTTCTATGGGATCAAACTTCTACAGAAGGTTATTTAAAAATTTGTGCTATACTTCAAAAATACATAGACCAAGGTATTAGTGTTAATACCTCTTATAATCCAGAACACTTTGAAGATAACAAAGTTCCTATGTCAATAATGATTAAAGATTTAGTCATGGCGTATCAGTTTGGATTAAAACAACTATACTACTTTAATACACATGATGGATCAGAAGATGTTAAAGAAGATTTACCATCTCTTCCATCCGAAACCGACGACGAGGATTGCGATAGCTGCACAATATGATTTTAAAGAAAAATAAAAAAAGTCATTTAAATAAAAAAATGTTCTTAGATGAAGAAGTCGATATCCAAAGATTTGATATTTTAAAATATCCAGCCATGGATAAAATTACAGACAAACAACTAGGATTCTTTTGGAGGCCCGAAGAGGTTGATATTTCAAAAGATAAAAAAGACTTCGAGAATTTAACAGAACATGAACAACACATTTTTACATCTAATCTTAAAAGACAAATTCTACTGGATTCAGTCCAAGGTAGGGCGCCGAACATTGCCTTTTTACCTATTGCTTCTTTACCGGAGATCGAAAATTGGATTGAGACTTGGAGTTTTTCTGAAACTATTCATAGCCGCTCTTATACTCATATCATCCGTAATATTTATCCTAATCCATCTTTGGTTTTTGATAGTTTACTTGATATAAAAGAGATTATTGAGTGTGGCAATGACATTGCAAAATATTATGACGATTTGATATCTTGTAATAATAAAAATACCGACATCAATAAACACAAAAGAGCACTATGGATGTGTATGAATAGTGCCAATGCATTGGAGGGAATAAGATTCTATGTATCATTTGCTTGTAGTTGGGCGTTCGCTGAGCTTAAGAAAATGGAGGGTAACGCTAAGATCATTAAGCTGATTGCCCGTGATGAAAACGTACACCTAGCAAGTACAACTACTATGTTAAAAAACATGGTTAAAGAAGATAAAGAGATGGAAAAGATATCCATCGAAATGAAAGACGAAGTAACTAAATTATTCGTCAATGTTATAGATCAAGAAAAAGAATGGGCTAAGTTTTTATTTAAAGATGGTTCCATGATTGGTCTTAACGAAAAACTATTAGGAGATTACATTGAATGGATAGGTGCTAAACGTATGAGAACAATAGGTTTAGAATGTCCATTTAGTGTCTCCAAATTAAATCCATTACCATGGACTCAAAAATGGATTGCCGGTGGTAATGTTCAGGTAGCCCCACAAGAAACTGAAATAACAAGTTATGTGGTTGGTGGAGTAAAACAAGACGTTGATCAAAAAACACTATCAGGTCTATCACTTTAAGGAGAAATGTCAGATATAGCAGGCTTAATGATTACCTTTTGTTTAGCATTTGGTGGATTGCTATATGTGACTTACGACAATTTAGAATATAAAGGATATCCAAGAAATAGTAGTTGTTATGGAGAATGTTATGAAGAATATATCAAAGAACACGGAACAATTGTTGAACAACTCAAGGCCAAACAAGCGGAAGCGGCTGGAGACCCATTTAGTTCAATCCGTGGCTTATGGGCTGGATGCGCAGCTTGCCATGGACAAGATGGCGGAGGCATTGGAGCCTTTCCAAAGCTTTCAGGACAAACTGCCGGGTATATCGAAGGAAGACTTTATTCCTACAAAGAAAAAGAAACGATAGGTCCTATGAGCTCAACTATGTGGGCACAAGCAGGCATGTTATCAGAACAAGACATTAAAACATTAGCGGAATTTATAGAAGTAGAATTATGACAGATCCATGGAAAAGAAGCTTACCATCAGCAGCAGATGATGCAGCAAATGTAATGAGCGGATATGAACAACAATTAGAAATTAATTTTAAACCAGCAAAGGCAAGTCCTGAAGTTATAGAAAAATGGGATAAAGAAGATCGTGCTTGGTGGGGTAAGCATTCATTTAAAATGGTAATAGGTGCTTCTATTCTTCAAGTATTTATGCTAGGATTTATGGGAATGACAATGTATTTAATTCAATTAGGAGTAAACTAATGTTAATAGAAATTTATAGTAAAGAGCAATGTCCATATTGTGATATGGCCGAAAGAGTTGCTCAACAATTTGTACAAGAATCAGAACACAAATATGAAAAATATATGTTGGATGTAGACTTTAATAGAGAAGATATGCTGGCAAAGTTTCCAACAGCAAGAACCTTTCCTCAAATAAAGATTGATGGTGAATCCATTGGTGGTTATACAGAATTTGAAAGGTTTATTCGTGATTTTTGATTGCCCACACTGTTACGTATCAGTTGAAATAAAATACGATAATCCAGAAGAACAACCTGAAAATCTTTTTTGTCCTAGTTGTGGAATAAAAGAAGAAATTGAGCCATTAGATTTTGAAGATAATATTGATTGGGACGAAGATTGGGATGAATAAATACATATATGAGTTGGATGCACAAAGGTATAACATACATACCACCTGAAAATTTTTCACCAGATGATTACTATGGATTTGTATACCTAATTACCAATAGAGCCACTAATCAAAAATATGTTGGGAAAAAATTCTTTTGGAAAAAGAAAACCTTACCAAAAACAAAAACTCGAAAAAGAAGAAAAATTACTTATGTTGAATCTGATTGGAGAGATTATTATGGGTCAAGTAAAGTATTAACAGAAGAACTTAATGAAATTGGTGAAGATTTTTACTATAGAGAAATACTTCACTTATGTAAAACCAAAGGTGAATGCGCATATATGGAAGCAAAAGAACAATTTGATAGAGAAGTTTTACTAACAGATGAATACTATAATGGTATTATATCATGTCGTATAGGTGGAAAATCTGTAAAAAACTTAAAAAAATAGTTTACTTTTCGCTAAAACTGTGTTATAATATATTATTAAAAGGAAAATTAAATGGCAAAAATAATTAATACTTTTGTAGAACTAAGGCAAGCTCAATTGCAACAAGAGGAAGAAGACGAAGATATTCTTGCTTCTGATTTATTTGAACAATCCATAGATCTTGGAAGATATGCCTTAGATTTAATTGAAACAGGTCTAGAAGAGTATGGAGTAAATTTTGATTACAAAGAAAATCCAGATCTCAAAGGAGATATGTTTGTGGTTTTAAACTTAATAGTTTCATCATTATTAAGAGATCAAGGTATAAAACATGTACTTCAAGAAGATTTAGATATACTTAAAGACCGCATAATGGAATTACAAAAATACGAAGATGATATTACTTGATTATAGTCAGATCGCACTATCTAACATCATAGTGCAAAAACTTAATGATGAGGGAATGATAAGACATATGATACTTAACAGTATACGTATGTATAACAAAAGATATAGAAATGATTATGGGCAAATGGTTATTTGTGCTGATGGTATGAATACCTGGAGAAAATCATTTTATCCAGAATATAAAGCTAGTCGTAAAAAAGGTCGCGATGATTCTGGTATGGATTGGCATGAAATATTTAGAGTACTTAATTTAGTAAGAGATGAAATAAAACAAAATTTACCGTATAAGGTTATGCATTTAGAAGGTTGTGAAGCGGATGATATAATAGGTGCATTAACCTATAGAACACAAGAATTTGGAAGCTTTGAACCAATCATGATTGTATCTTCAGATAAAGATTTCATTCAGTTACAAAAGTTTTCAAACGTGAAACAATTTTCGCCAATACAGAAAAAAGCTGTTACAGATAAACACCCAAGGAAATATTTATTTGAACATATATGCCGTGGAGATAAAGGTGATGGTATACCAAATATACTATCTCCAGATAATTGTTTTGTAGATGAAATTAGGCAAACACCATTAAAACAAAATCTTATTGATACTTGGATTGATGATTGTTCTATAATGCCTGAAGAAATAAAAAGAAATTTTCAAAGAAATAAAAAGCTAATTGACCTAAATGAAATACCTGAAGATATATATAATAATATAATCAATACTTATGATGGTCAAAAACCGGCTATGAAAATGAAAGTATTAAATTATTTAATCAAAAAAAGATGTAATAATTTGATTGAAGTCGTGGAGGAATTTTACAATGGCTAGAGAAATGATATCAGAGGTTTTGCAGAAAGCTGCAGAATTATCAACGAAGGAAGATAAAATTAATTATCTTAAATCAAATGATTCGAGGCCTTTAAGAAATATACTTAAAGGATCCTACGATGACACCATTCAATTTAACTTACCAGGAGGAGAACCACCATACAGAAAAGATGATGCCCCTAAGGGATATGAACCTTCGAATTTGTACAGGCAAAGTAGATATTTTAAATATTTTTTTAAGGGAGGACAAGGCGATAACATGCCAGCAGTTCGCCGAGAAAAGATGTTTATTAATGTTTTGGAATCATTACATCCAGACGAAGCTGAACTGGTACTTACTATGAAGGAGAAAAAACTTATGGGTAAATATAGCGGAATCACACCCTTGTTGATTTCCGAAGCATTCCCCAATCTCCTTGTGAAGCCAATGGCTAATCCAAGGGCTAAAGCTGCACGGGTGAGAAGAGCTGCAGCTAAGGCGAATGCTAACGAAAATTAAAGGAGGTGATCTTACTCTAACTTTGTTATATTTTTTCAACTTTAGACTAAGGAGGTACAACTTAACCAAAACAAGTAAGGGACTAAGTCCGGACTTAGTCCTTTACATTTGATTGAAAATGTGTTATAATATATATTATGAATTTGTTTATACTAGATAGAAATCCAATTATCGCAGCTCAAGATCAATGCGATAAGCACGTAGTTAAAATGATTGTTGAATCTGCTCAAATGCTTTCAACAGTTCATCGTATGCTTGATGGTGTAGAAACTAGAAGACCATCAACATCAGGTAAAACAATGGCAAAGTATTTTGAATTGCCTGATGATAGAGAAAATATACTTTATAAAGCATGTCACTTTAATCATCCTTGCACTATATGGACAAGAGAATCAATGTACAATTATAGATGGCATTGGAAACATTTTGCTGCTTTATGCGATGAGTATACATATAGATATGGTAAAACCCATTCAACCGATACTAAGTTAAGAAAAGCTTTGGAACAATTACCTAATAATATTCCAGTTACTAAAATGACTGAATTTAAATTAGCTATGAGTTCAAATCCGGAATGTATGTTAGAATGTCCGGTCGAATCGTATCGTGCGTTTTATCATACTAAACAACATAGATTTAAAATGGATTGGACAAAAAGAAAAGTACCGGAGTGGTTTACATATGCCTAGATATGATTTTAAAAATATAAAAACAGGTGAAGTAAAAGAATATACAATGTCATGGAAAGATTTGGATCAATTTAAAAAAGATAATCCAGATTTACAACAGCAAATAACTTCTATAAACTTTATGTATGATAATAAAATTTTAAAGAAAGCTGGTGATGGGTGGAAAGAAGTACAAGATAGAATTAAAAGTGGAATGCCACCAAAAGATAGACATTTAATAAAAACAAAATGAGCGACTTTTTTGCTAAATCAATGACTGCGTTTTTTCGTTTTATTGCAGATACTTTTTTTGCACAACGATATGGACATAGAGCAGTAGTATTAGAAACTATAGCTGGAGTACCTGGCATGGTTGCTGGTATGTGGCTACATTTTAAAAGTTTAAGAAAAATGAAAATGGGCTATGGTCCAGATATTCGTGAAATGTTAGCAGAAGCAGAAAACGAACGAATGCATTTAATGTTCTTTATACAATTGACAAAGCCAAATTGGTTTGAAAGAGCATTAGTATTATTAGCACAATTTATTTTTATGGTTTTTTATTTCTTTGTCTATATCATTAGTCATAGAACTGCGCATAGGATGATAGCCTATTTTGAAGAAGAAGCTGTTATTAGTTATACGCAATATTTACAAATGGTAGAAAATGGAGAAGTAGAAAATGTGCCAGCACCTAGGTTGGCTATACAATATTATAATATGAGTGTTGATGCAAAATTATCAGATCTAATACGAAAGGTAAGAGCTGATGAACAACATCATAGTGAAGTAAATCATAAATACGCAAATAGGAATTGAAATGAAATATATAAAAAAATTAGTTTGGTTTGTTATTGATTGTTGGAGATTAATAATGGATAATAGGTATAATCCTTTAAGATTTATTGGTGATCCATCAATACAATTTTATTTTACAATGGTACTATTTATTATGTGGAGTGCTTATTTTGGTATTCTTGCCTGGACATATATTGGATGGAATAATTATAGTATTGTATCTTCAATATGGATTCATATGGCGGTAATTATTCCAATTGCAATTACTAATATTACCTTTAGAGAAGCAGAAAAAAATGGTGCTAAATGGTATAGAGGCTGGGCAAAAAATAAATCTCATAGAATGGAAAATGAATAAATTTAAACATGAACCAATTGATCTCGGATATAACGATCTTACTGCACAAACTTCTAGATCTGGTAGAATCTACACCGATCCTGATGGGAATACTTATCCTAGCATTACTACTGTCCTTTCGATCTTAAGTGAAGAAGCTATACAAAGATGGAGGGCAAGAGTTGGTGAGGAAGAAGCTAATCGAATAAGT